CACCACTCTTTATCACGCCCTGGTGGATCTGTTCCAAGCGTGCGCCGATCTACCGCTGGATGAAATGAACCGCATGGAGACTGAAATCAACGCAGCTGCCAAGGCCATCAAGAATGCAAATACCGAATAGGGTATAATTACCCTACCTTTTGCCCGACAGAACGGGAAACCGCGGGGCAGTCGTCTTGACTGCCCCGCTTTTATTTTCACAAGGAGCAAACCATGTACGACAATATTCTTGCACAGGTTACGCAGATCGCCCTGCTGGTTGAGCGGTCGATCGAGTTCGTCAAGTTCGCCACGGGCTACAAGGCCCGCCTCCCCCAGTTCCAGAAATATCTTGACATCGGCCTGTCCATCGCTCTGTCGGTGGCTGCGTGCTATGCCTTCGAGGTAAACCTGATTACTGCGTCAGGTCTCTACTTCAAGTACGCCGCCGAGGTTGGGCCTGCTGTGACAGGGATCCTGGCTGGGCTGGGCAGCAACGTGTTCCACGAGGTGCTGGCTTTGCTGGAGCTGTGGCGCAAGGGAGCCGTGAAAGCACCTGCGAAATAAATGGCTGGCAAGCGGGATGTCCTGCAATTTGAGGCGACGGTTGTGCAGGTGAAGACCACGGTGGACGGAGGTATCCATGTCACCCTCGCCATCCCACCTGAACTAACCCAGATTGCAAAGACACTCATGGACTGCAAGCGGAGTGATCTGACCCTTGGAATGGCCGCTGCAGTTTTGAAAAACAGGTCAATACAACATGCCATATCAGAAAGGAAAGACAAACAATCCAAATGGGCGACCGCTGAAGAATAGGGCGCTGACCGAGATCCTGGAGGCTGCTGGCCAGGAAGAGATCAAGGGAAGCAAGCTCACCCGTAGTCAGTTCCTGGCACATGCGCTCTGGTCGGTGGTGACTAATGGGGAAGTCACGCTGGCAAACAAGAAACTGCTGCAGGTCTCGCCCTCGGATTGGCTGGGAGTTGTACAGTTCCTTTACAAACAAATAGACGGACCGCCTCCGCAGATGATTGAACTGCCGATGGACCAGGCCGCAAACGTGATCAGGGTGATTGTGCACGGAGCACATGGTGGCCAAGCGCAAGGTCAAGGCTGACCTTCCCCAAGCAGAAGCGCACGATTTTCACCTGCCGATCAGGGATGAACAAACCCTCAAAGACTATCTTCTATTGGCGTATGGCGTCACCATCCCTGATCGGCAAATCTGCGAGAACCACACCACACCCTGGCGGGCATTCTGTGACAGTTACTTTGCCCGATATCCAGTAACAGTCTGGAAAGCCAGCCGCGGATTCGGTGGTAAGTCTTACACTTTGTCCATCCTGGGCAAGGTGGAAGCCGAGACGCTTAAGGCGGATGTCAATATCCTGGGCGGTTCGGGAGAGCAGGCAAGGCGCGTGCTGGATCACATGACCAGGTTTTGGGCTGCGGAGAACGCACCGAGGGATCTGCTGATAGGTGGAGTGCAGCGTGAAATGCGGTTGAAGTGGGGCAACCAGATCCAGGCACTCATGGCCAGCCAGGCAAGCGTCCGTGGCCCCCATCCCCATCGGCTACGATGCGATGAGGTGGACGAAATGAAGCTGCCCATCCTGGACGCATCCTTCGGTCAGACACTGAGTACTGGTTCCATCCCAGCGCAGACCACGCTTTCCTCGACGCACCAGTACGCCGACGGGACCATGACCGAAGTTCTGCGCCGAGCTGCGAAGAAGGGATGGCCTGTGTACGAGTGGTGCTGGCGGGAGACCTCGCAGCCGCACGGTTGGCTGCCGCCTGAGGAGGTTGAACGCAAGCGGCATGAGGTTCCCGAGCAGATGTGGCGGACGGAGTATGACCTTCAGGAGCCGTCACCCGAGAGCCGAGCCATACAACCAGCTGCAGTCGAGCGGATGTTCGACAGGTCGCTGGGTGAGTTCGAGGGAGCGCCGCATGAGTACATCGAGATCGAGGCACCAGTGGCGACAGGCGTGTATGGTACGGGCGCAGACTGGGCACGAGCGCAGGACTGGACCGTGATTGCCACCTACCGCTTCGATGTCAACCCTGCCATGTGCGTGGCATGGGAACGAACGGGAAGGCTGGACTGGCCTGTGATGATCGGTAAGTTCGAGAGCCGAATGCAACGGTACAAAGGCAAGGCAGCGCACGATGCTACTGGGATTGGTGATGTGGTTCGCGGTTACATGAGAACCACAGCCAGGGATGTGATGATGGTCGGAAGGGATCGAGCCGAGTTGTTGAGCAGGTACATTTCAGCCTGTGAGCACGGCGAAGTGGTTTACCCGCACATCCAGTTCGCGTATGGCGAGCACAAGTACGCCAGCCAGGAGGATGTCTTCTCCAGTGGATCCACCCACCACCTGCCCGACAGCATTTCAGCGGGTGCCCTGGCATGGAGTACGCATAGAGCAGCTGGGATTGCTCAGGCCAAAGACTTCGAGCATCCCCTGAGAGGTAATAAAACGATATGGTAGATAAAAAGATTGCAATATCCGCAGAAGAAATCACGGCGATGAAGCAGCGGGCCACCGATCTTATCTCCTTCTACGGCAAGCGGGACCGTGAGTTGTACGCACGCTATCGTGAAATGTTCTTCATCGAACCTGCCGAGGCTGCCAGGGACCAGACAGTGGACGAGAAAGACTGGGCGATCACCCGCTCCCCGACCTCGCGCAATGAGGTGATCGGCATGGTGCGCCTGCTGGAAACTTCCACCCTGAGCATCCATGTTCCCGATGCAGACCAGGCTGATTCAGAAAATATCGAAAAGGCTTGCAAGGCCATGCTGCGGGTGAGTGGTGAGTTCAGGCGGGCACGGATCGAGAGCGATGCCGCCCTGTCTGCTGTGTTGTACGGTCCCGTGACGATGTACGGCGAGACCGTCGATGACCTGATGGCAGTGAAGCGTGAAGGGAACTATGGCCAGTACGTGAAAGCCAGGATGGAAGAGATCAGGAAGCGCACTCCCGTTCTATTACGGGTGATCAATGCCGAGCAATCCTATCCAGACTGGGGTGAGTTCGGAATGATGGCTCACCTGTGGAAGTATAAGGTGCGCGGCTCGGTGATCAAGGAACGCTGGGGGACGATGAACGTAAAGGACAACCTGGACTACACCATCTACGACATGATCAACTGGACCAACCGTCTGGTATGGGCGGAAGGAATACAGACACCCTTGCTGGCAGGTCCGCATGGATTGAAGAGCTTGAATATCGTCTCACGATATGCTGGTGGATCCTCCCTGTTCGCTGAACCCGAGAAGCAGATGCAATCCTTCCTGTTCGCCAAGGCGATGAGCCGAATTGACAAGCGGGAAAATGCCCTGCTTACCACCATCGCCACGGCTCTCAACCAGCGCGGCTTGCTCGGACCCCTGCTGGCAATCGACCCTGAGAATGCTCCCGACAAGATCCAGATCAACTTCCAGGGTGGTGTGAGGTACATCATAGCCAAGGCGCAGCAGGTGGATGAGAAGGTGATCGACCCCGTGGTGTTCCAGTGGAAGACCATGCTGGATGAATTGAGCGGGCAGTCAACGATCTACCGCCAGACCCTGGGCGAGAACCTGGACATCAGTACATTCTCATCCCTGGCAATGCTTTCCAACTCTGGCAAGCTGCCCCTGGTGGATGCACGCAGGGCGATCGAAATGGCGTTCAGGGATATCCTCCTGCACAGCTTGGCCAGGATACGGGATGAAGGGATCGAGAATGATCTGATCAAGCCGACGGATATACCGCAGGACATCGAGCTTGAGGTGAACCTGGAACCCGACCTGCCTCAGGACTCCCTGCGAAATGCCCAGATTGTGACACAGCTGAAGAATGCGGGCGCCAACGTGTCGGATGAGTGGATGAACACGAACATTCTCAACATCCCCAACTCCGCCGAAATGTTCAAGACAAAGACGAAGGAAGACATCCTGAAAGCCCTGGTCCGCAGTGTCACAGAGAATCCGCAGGTGCTCCAGCAGTTACTGGCTTCGGCGATGGGTGCTCCGCCCGTCCCGCCGCCTGGGAATGGAGCTGGAGGTGGAACTCACACGATGCCCGACGGCAGTACGATGCCCGACGCGGCAATGGCTGGAGAGAACATGGAGCAGATGCCCAGGACCGAACCCGTGCCCCAGCAGCAGGAGAGGACGTATGGACTTCGACCTGAATGACATTACCCTGGAAGCACAGGCTGAATTGCAGGAGATCGTGCGTGAGCTGCTGCAGGAGCTGGCAGAACCAGCGATGATGCGCCAGATGAAGATGCTCTGGATGACGATGCCCGACGAAATGAAAGAGAAGTTCAAGCAGGAACGACCCGAGGAATTTACCGCACTGATGAAAGCGGTTGAGAGATAGGAGGCTGAAATGGCTAGAAGTAGAGATGATACTGGAACTGTCAAGTTCAAACCAAAGACCACTGCGTTCGCAGAAGAGCGCGGCTGGGAGCGCCCGATCAAAGAGACCCCGATCAAAGAGACCCCGCCTGCCTGGGCTGATGTGACTGGCAGGGGCCGTCGCG